GTCAGATCTGTGAACAATCTGGTCCAATCACGGCCGAAAGGATTATATCCAATCGTGCATCCGATGGTGTTATATCTTTCAATAACTGAGAGGATGGGGGCAACGTACTTGCGAGCATGTACGAGATGGGCGGGTTCTAAATTGTTGAAGAATCGCGTGTAGAACAAATCTACGCGATCCTTGGGGCGAAGCTCCGACTTGAGTTCGCTCTTGGAGAAAATATGCGGAATAAGTCGATTCCGGGCGCAATTCTCAATATAGCGCACACGATCTACGAGCTGTGGAAGAATCCAAAACTCGTCTCCTTTATCGATGTCGGTCTTCCTAAAAAGGTCACGACGGGTATAGCCGGTAGAGGAGTAGAAGCAGCCAGCACTGCTTTTCATATTGATAGGCTTTACGCGACAAGCGTCACAGCCTTCAATAGCTTCTTGATCGGAGAGAGGACGAAGAACATTGTCTGACACCAGGGTTGCTGGCCAGATTTGGGGCGTGGGATCAAAATAGTGCATTTCGATCGCAGGTATCTTTTTGCCTTTGAACTTGCGAAAAGATAACATCTTCGGGTCTCGGTATTCTCCTTCCTTGGTGTAACCAGGGCGGAGTTTGCTGGGTAACTCATAAGAGTCATAGGGCGGGGCATAATACTGTCCAGAATCAGAGGTGAAACCTTTGAGGACAATAGTGGATTCGAACTCAGAATTCGTCGCGGAACGAAGTGGCTTGTCAAGAAAGCCAATCTGAGTCATGCCTTCATGGAAAAATCCTGCTTTAGGGGTAAAAGCATAACCATGTTGCTGTAAAAAGTCCTTTAAATCGGACATTGGGGCCTCAGAAAACTTAGCGTAAGTCGACGGAGGGAATTCCTTGAAGAATTCAGCAATCATTTCTTGAGTGAGAGGGGCGGCCACGCATGATTCACGATCAGCACCGGAGTGGAGACCGAGAATTTTGCGGACGTGAGAGGTGTCGAAGAGCATGTAGGGGGCAGTGCATTCTCCGGCGTCTCCTTCGCAATCTTTCACTTCAAGACATCCTGACATAACGGAAGAGGAGCCGTCAGCAGGGGAGATGGAATTATACTTGTAATTCGTGACGGCAACTGTCCCAAAAGTGAGACAGACTGCTCCGTGGTCATTAAACGACAGTCGAGCAGGTTTCGAGAATTTACCTTCGCGGTAATCCTCTTCGGTCATAAAGTGGTGGGTGATGTCAGTGTGTGGTTTGTTAGCAAGAAGGGTGAACATCGCAAGATCTTTTTCCGGCCACTGTTTAAGGTGGAGTTTTTGATCTTTGCCATGATAAATGCGGGAGGCGTGGTAAGAGTCGGGGTCGGACGGGTTATAGAACATGCGAATTTCTCGCAGTCCTCCATGACATAGGAATTCATGGTTTGCGGCCGCGCCTGTGTGGCCTTTGATCATGAGGACATAAGAATATGTGGTTGCTCCATCATTATGGATGAACGCACAGTAACGGAGATTCTTAGTCGCTATAGAGTTGGCGATGTCTGCAGCTTGCAGATCTTCCATTTGTTGCACGAAGCTTTGTAGGGGCTTTTGGGTCTTCATGAATTTTCGGCGAAGCCGATTCTCTTTCTTCTGGGTGCGAGGGTCAAGAGATTCTTGAAGAAATTTGGGGCGAGCTCCTGTAAATCCCATTGCCTTGACGACATGTACTGCTAGAGTAGCCATCAAGCCTACTACTCCGACAACTGCAGTTGCGGCTGCGGAGTAATAAAGGAAGCGAGTGACGTTGTGAATACGCTGCCACTGACGCTTTGCTAACGACGCGAGTTCGGCGGCATCAGCGCGGAAATAAAACAGGGTGTAATAGTAGCGCCATACATCTTCTTCGTGTTCGAAGGTGGAATAAGGCATTGCAAAGTATTTGCATTCGGGGTGTTTCCAACCGAAAAACGTGACGAAGGTCTTGTCTTTGATTGGTTTGAGGGGGTCATGATATGACGTGATGGTTCCGAATGGAATGGAGGGGTGGGGTTCATACCTCCAATCATTTGAGAATGGGGCTTTGCAATCTTGTGGAAGTTGTAGGTGTAGTAAGGTGGTGGTAACCTCATCGGCATCGTGATGTGCCATAATCGATTTAAATAGATTTGATGTTTGTCTCAAATCTAGATCCCAGGGCAGATTGGGGTCCTTCTGTGAACTGGAGGGCTTCTCCGAGTCTTTAGGAACAAGGACAATGTTCGTAAATTTAGCGAAGACACTAGCGAATAGGTCAACAAGAGACTTAGGTTTGTCATCAAGAGGGATGACAACGGTAATGGGGGACGGTTGCTCTTGAAAATCTGGGTCAGTGGTCTTCGAAGTTTTGAGGGAGTTATCGACTAGGGGTAATGATACGGGAGGAGAGACTGGGGGGTCGGGCGGTGAGTCTGGAATACCTTGCAAGAGAATCTTGTCGTATTCTTCTGATCCTACTATACCATCTTTGTGAGCGGTGTGGTTGAGGTGATATACTATAACTATAAGACGGGACAATTCTACGGGATCCATTTTGGCTTGCATACCGTTCCAAGTAACTGTGAGATCATAGTTCTTGAGATTATCTACTGTGGGAATGGTTACTCCGTGAACTTCTTGTTTGAGTTCAACGTCGACGTTAATGGTGATACGTCGGTAAAATGCTTTTGGGTCTTGTATGCCTAAGTCTTGGGCTTGGGTGACTTTATCGTTGGAGGTGGAAAATATAAGCAACGATTCGAAAAATGTTAGACCTTTTGAGGCGAGGTCTGGCATAGAGACAGGGAAAGCGGCGGAGTTAACGGCATAGATAATTTCTAGAGCTTGTTGTTTGCGATCTTGAACATCTTTGGACTGTAAAAGATCATCATAGGTTACTATGGGTTGACGGTTGTAATTGGACCAAAATCCATTCACTTCTAATTTACGCTCATACACACAGTTATCGGCAAAAGGGGCTTTGACGTAACCAAAGTGTTTGAGACCGGAATAGCACATCTTGCGAAGTGCTTTCATTAAAGCGGATTTACCTGTTTTAGGCGGACCCTGCAAGTTGCAGAGCACAGGTGGGGTGCGGTCATGCTCAGTCTGGAGGACGGCATAAGCGGCTTGGACTTTGGGGAGGGCGGATCCAAGAATTTTGGATATTTTGATTTCATCATTTTTGTCACAATATTTGAGCAAGGTTTTTGCTCGTGTGTTAAGGGTATTAAAGCGTTCAATGAACAAACGCGCTTGATCCATATCTTTTTGAAAGATAGTGGGATCAAGAGATTTATCGAGATCATCGAGATCTTGATAGTCTCGCATAAGTTCCTGCGAGAGACGTTCCTGATTGAAGAAAGGAACGCCTGTTAACTTTTGGGCTACCCAGTTGAGGAGTTTACGGAAAACTACCCAACTTGTTGAGACAAATTCTTTGATGTTTTTGAAAGACACTGTAAAAGCGGAGAATGACTTCCAACCATCAAAGATTTCATTAGATGAAATGGGAAAAGAACGTTTTGTAAGGCGTTTGGTTATTAGGGTCAACCAATTAAGAATAAAGAATTTTTTGTCAGCGGATTCATCTTCTTCATCTCCTTCTCCTTGTTGGATTGCTCCTTCGGAGGGGGTGACGTCTTCCTTGTTGAGTGGGAAGTATGAGATAAAGAATTGACAGGCGGCCATGGTAAGGCCACCAAACATCCAGCAACAAAACGCAATAATGACTATATAAACTACATTATCGACGATAAAGGAACAAATTCCTTTACCGAAGTTTGTTATCTTAGACCAGATTGAAGTCATAGTGGACAGGACTTGATCTTTAATATAAGACAACGCTCCTTTAGCGGCGGAGGTACCAAGTTTTTTGGCGAGCGGATCTAGATGCTTGTTGACGGCATCGTCGAAGTTAGAAGGGGGACCTTCTTCTTCACTTTCATCGGCTGGGCCAGGAGTTTCATAGTCGGATTCGATTTCTTTTTGAATTCGTTTCTTACGTTTGGTTTCTTCTCTGGTGGGTGGGGTGTACATTTGTTGGATAAATTTTTTGAGGGAGTTCATGTTATTTTGCTGTGACATGGAAAGCACACTATGTTTGGAGGTACAATAGTACTCTTTAACCAGGGCTCTGATCAGAACATCAGGAGCTGGTTGGCTATCTAGGGGGTGGGCAAAGGTAGCTTCTCCAGTATGCCGGAGACTGCGTTTGAGGGATCTGACAATCTTGTGGGCATTAATTATACCAAACCCTTTTGACCATGCGTCAAGCTGGTTGCGGACGACGGAAATAGGGATCTTCTTCAAGGTTCTCGTGGTGTAACCTTGATCTACGAATAGTTGATGGAGATACTGGGCATGGAGTTCAAGAGTTCGAAAAGTCTTGAATTGCGGGAAGTGTTTGGATAATCGTTCATACTCTCTTTCTTGGGCTTGTAATAATTTATTACGATCATGAGTATGATCACGATGAGCTTTAGTGTGATGATTTTCTTTAGCAAAAAGATAATCTTCCTCTTCGGGGGTGGACGGGGGAAGCGGATAATCGGCGGGGGTGGAGTGGTGTAAGGATGCGGACTTGACTTCAAAGGCATCTGATTTAACAACGAAGGGCTCGGTGTTAAGTTCTTCACAATGATGTCCAGGGAGGGGCGTGTTGGAAATCTTCATGGAGCCATCTTTCCATTGTGGTTGATCTGGTACCCAATCATTTCTGACCGGATCCCAGATGGGTTCGCGGAGGGTCGGATACCACATTGTGTTGGTAGATGGGTTGACGAAAACGGGCATATCGTCAATGTTATCAAATGTTACTTCGGGAAGGGGTTCGTCAAGGTCACGGATACGAACTTCACGGCCCATGAATGTGAGAGGACCTAAATCTTCGAGAGGGGCATTAGGCCTTCGTCGCACCATGAGGCGGGGTCGGTCATCCATTTGTTGGGTGAATGTACGAAGGGGCATGTCGTCTAAGAGACGAGGGATAAGATCGATGTAGGGGGCGCGTCGATCGAGAGGAGCTATCCAGGGAATAAGAGGCATGGTACCTTTCCTAGGGAACTTGGAAGGACCAGATATTTTGGATTTCATCTTTTCTCGTTCAGAATCGATGAAATGAGCTTCACTCATCTTATTGAGCAGCCTGAGGGCTTCATAGGCTGCACAATGTTCTCCTGACACGACTTTTGGACAGGTATTTACAATGATTCGTAAAGTACCTTCGACGGTCAGGCAAACGACATGGTGGGCATTTGGAATACGGAGAGGGCGGTTGTTATAATAATAAGTCCATTTATACTTACGGGCGACTTCTTGAAAAGCGCCTTTAGGATTAGGAACATGGACGTGATAATAAGGAATAGAATGTTCAGGGATCGGACCTTCTTTCGTGGTTAAAACAACGGGTGGGGCGGGCTCCGTAGGGAGGGGAATAGAGTCTACCGTAATGGTGGGTGGAGGTGGTAGCGTCGACTGAACGACTGCTATTAGATCAGTAGCGGATACGGTGACTTGCTGCTCAGATACTGGAGCAGGGACAGGCAAGGGAGGGGGAGTCATCTCTTTAGGCATGAGATCATCCAAGGGATGTAAATTAGCTTGTGTTTCAGCATCGGCTTGCTGTTTGGCTATGTTCTCATACTCTTTCATATCAAACTTCTTCTTAAGGGACTGAAGATGATGTTGTAAAGTGTGAATCTCTTTTTCGAGCAGGGATCGCTCGTGCCGGAGAGACTCAATTTTGGAGGAGTCATCTAGAAGTTTTTGGGCATCTTCTAGAAGCATGGAGTGATGACGTAAACTCACGCTAGCACGTGAGACGATCTGTTGTCGACATCGGGAAACGTCGAAATGGATCGAACGGACGACGGGATTGGGATGTGACTCAATAAGTTGGTCGTCGGGAAGGAAATGAGAGTTATACTCTCTTAGCGCATCAAGCGCGTCTGATACAGCCTTGACTGTATCCATATTATGCAAAAATGTGTCTCCTAATTGTTGAACTAAAAAATTTTGGTTGTAATGCATGGTTGGGTAGTTTTGGGAGGACTGGGCGGGGTTACTAAGCAGTGTGGGCTCTGCTGGTAAAACGAGGAATAGCCTCGTAGAAACTACTAAAAACTACATGATAGGGTAACTTGCTGTAAAATACTACAGCGGATTAATTCGTGGTGTTTGGGGGGGGACACTTACATCTGAAGTACATGGATACTTCAGACACGACTCTCATCAATGGTTTAGGGAAACTAGCGTTAATGAGGTAGTGAATAGCTAGACTTTCGAAATGCGTTAGGCGTTGCGCATAATAGTTTGAAACAGGTTAGACACCCGAACCAAGTGGCCTAAGGGAGACGTATCGTGGGCGCGTTATTCATATTGACTGTAATCTATATCTAGAAATGAATCTAGGGTTCTAATTCAAGGGTAACTCAAGTCTTAGTTGAGCGCCTATCTGGGGGCGAACACATTACACTCATCAATATAAATGGGACTTAAATTGATAATGAACGGGCCAAATATGGTGATCGAATTTGAGGCTCTGATCTTCTCGTCGTAACTTGAAGAACGCTCTCCAGCACTAATGTTTCTCTTACGCAAAGGCTTCGGAATAAATTCCTAGGCTCAATACCCAAGAGTAGCTGACACGCGGTTAAACGTCGCTATCCTCACGGACAGAAGTGCGAATCATACAACGATATGATTATACTCGGTGATACTTGTTAAGCGGAAATGGTTGATGTCTCTCGGTTGTTCGACAAACTGGCGTTTCTCTGGCAAATGAAAGATTAATCGGACTAGGGGAAAGGACTAGTCGTCATGGAATTGATATAGACCTCAATAAGGGGTGTCGTCAAAAGACGGGTTCTAAAAAGTTTGGTGGTTAATTCGTTTTGTACAAATATATATAAAGCAAAAATAACAACGAATCATTAAATCTACAGGATACCAATTAAAGCTCGTAAGCTAGAATCGATGGAGAAAATATACAATCGAAACTGTAAATCTTCTATAAATGTGCAAAAGAATTTTG